ATTCGTTTACTCTTGATAACTCGGCATTTTCAAAGCCAGGATCTGCAACCAAGTCATAAGTAAAAAACTTTTTAATTTTAACTTTACCATTTTCATCTACTGTACCAGCAGCTCTACTTGAAATATGTAAAGGAATACCATCTTTAATAAGAGCTTGTGCTTCTTTACCTTTAGAGGTATTTAGTAATCTGATTTTTCCAATAACTTGTTTTTTAGTCTTATCATAATCTAATGATTCAACAACATGAGAGACATTAGCCAAACTAACATCAAAATCTTTAGGGTGATCTAATTCACCTAGAAGTTTATTGGTTTTAACCTTTTCTTGTAATTCATTGATATGAGGCATTACTTCTTTTTCCTCGTAAATCCTGTTGTTCTTGTTCTTAACATCAAACTCGGTAAATACACCTTCTAATACAACTGAACCGTCTTCACCGGTGGTTATATCTAAATTTGATTTCTGTCTTTCAAGAATCAATAATTTTTTTCCTGACATTTTCTATTAGTTATTTGATTTATATATTACAATGTTTGCAAACTTTTTATCCTAGGTCTGCTAATGGATCATCATCAATTCCATTACTATTCTTTTCCGGTTCAAAATCTGCCTTATCAGCACCTAAAAGGATCTTTTCAATATCTTCTTCCTTATACCCCTCCTTTTCTAAATCGGTTCTTTCCTTAGCCCTCTGATTAGCTTTTAAATCTTCTCGTGTAAAGCCACCGTACCTCTTAACAAGGAATCCTAAATCGAAGTATGGAATTTCCTCCATTTCTGCAGTCATTGTACTTAACTGTGTTTTAAGATTTCCAATGAAGTCTACTCTTTTTGTTTGTAACTCCATTTCTTTCATTTCCTCAAACACATTATCTTTAACAAATTTAAGTCCTAAACCAGATTTAAATGAAACATCATTTTTTAATTCAGGGTGATTAAGACACATTTGAAGATACATCGGTTTTACAAGTACTTCTTGGAATATAGATCTAAGACGGTCAATAAATTTAGAAAATTTAATTTCATCTCTTAACATTCCACTAGCATCCATATCATAAGTATTACCGCCTTCTTTATCAAATCGCGAAAAAGGAATCTTAGAAGCCATTTTTAGTCTATCAGCAAAATACTTAAGAGATTCTGTATCACCAAGATCTGGTCCATCTCCACCGATTGTACTAATCTCTGGGGATTCACCGTCTTTTGATGGTAACCAATATTCCTTATTGAAAGGCATCATTGATTTTCCGTTGGTTACAATTTCACCGCTCTCTTGATTAAAATCAACAACTTCTCTATATGAATTCATTAATTGCGCCAGAGACTGCTTTGCTCTGGTTTTAGATTTACCACCTACAGGTATAATAAATTGAGTTTTAAATGAAGCATTAGAAACAGCCCAGATGATTCTGGTTGTTTCCATAATTCTTAAAAGATTAAACGATCTTATTAATCGCTCCACATAAGATATTCTCATAGGAGAATTAATTGAAGAATATGATAAGTAAATAATTTGAGAATCCCATAGCTTTCTCTCTTTTGCACCTTGGCCTTGATATTGCACCCATTGTTTTTTACCTGTATCTGTATCAAGACCAGGCATTAATGAAATAGGATCCAATTCTTTAAATCCAATAATTTCAGTTTGCTTATCATTATAAACTATTTCAAATGCCAAAAACCCATCTACTAACCATTTTCTAAAATAATTCCACGGAGAAATAGAATCATTAAATCCAAAATAATTATATAAGTTATTATACACATCTCCAATTTCATCTTCTATTGATGATGCTATATGACCATTAAAATCTGCATAAGCCATATAATTAGATTCATCAAATACAATCGCTTCATCAGTAATTACATCTAAGATATCTTCTATTTCATCTTGTACTGCATATTCTCTAAGCTGATCTCTTTTTCTTTCATAATCCCTATCAAAGATAGAGATATTCTTTTTCATGGTAGTATCAGTTAATGATAATGCAGCAAAGGCGCTATACATATCATCGGAATCAGATCCCATTGGATTAAACGTATAACCCATTTGGTTTTCTGTAAAACCTACAGCACGAGAATTACGAATGATCATATCATCGTAAGCCATGCCTAAATTAGAAAGATCCTTTAAAATCTTCCTTACTGGATTACCTGTACTTAAGGGTCCTCTTCTATCAGTAAAACCTGCCATATTGTTTTATCTTTTATTGTTTATATATTCTTATAATATAATGCTTGTGCATCATTAATATTTCCACCAAAGAAATGATTTTCGTTATTTACAGCACCTATGTACCAATCAGCATAACTCATCACTCTGGGTTTTCTTATTCTATCTATTCTATATTGCCTAATGGCATATGTTATATTGTATTTTCTACCTAATGATTGTTTTAAATTATCATATGTAAATTCATTTAACCTAGATTGTCTATTAGGATTTCCAGGTGCGGTGTTTGTCTCTCTTAGTATAGTATCTTTAAATGATCTATATACATCAGATAAAAAAGGTATTCTTGCTTCATATGGAATATAGTGAAGATTTAATCCTAGCTGATGATTATCTATACTTTTACCTAAACCTAATACTATAGGATAGGTATCATAAAAAGTTTCTTCAGGTGTAAAATATTCAAAAGAATACATCTTACCATTTTCAAGATCACCTCTAGCTTTATCACCAATCGTAGATAATGAAGAATCCGATTGCTTAGATGCCCCTGATCTACCTTTATTTTCTTTAAGATAAATATCTAAATCTATTTGAAATGATCCTACTATAGCCATTAAAACAATTTTGAGTCTTCGGTTAATAGCATAACTTTAAAATTTCTTAATTTAGCCATTTTATTTAATGCTTCAGTTTTACAAAGGTTCCTAACATAAGTTTCATATCCATGTTTAAAATTCTTTAGTGCCTTTGGTGTTTTTCTTTTTGGGGCCTTTGGTTTTTGTAATTGTGCCTTAGGTTTTATCTCTACTACAAATTCTTCAATTATACCTTCGCCTTTATTCATCTTCATATAAAAGTCTGGGTAATAATTATGAAACTTTTTATCTAACATATTAAAGTATTTTACTGAGAATGGTTCAGATGCCCATTTTAATACTTCATCATTATGATCACACCAATGGCAAAACTTTCTTTCCCAGCTACTTCTGTATATGATAGGATGTTCTCCTATATACTTTTGTGGATTAACAGGATTATAATAACCTTGTTTAAATCCTGACTTAGAAGTAGGTTTTACCTTTTTAATGCTCATTTAAAATTTATATTGTATAAATACCGTCGCTATCAGCGCTACCATTAATTGATACAGTACCAGCGTATTTCCTAGGATGTAATTTATTCCAACCTTTTGCAAATCCTCTTTTACATATTTCAGTAAAATAAGCGAAGGCATTAGTTGATTTTTCTGGATTAAAGTTTCTCCAATATTTAAATAAGTCCATATAAGCAGATGCTATACAGTCTTGTCTATCGTCTGGATTTGCGTATGATAATTTCCTAGAACATTTGTCTGCTAATAACATTAAAAATTCTAATGCCTTTGGGGTGAGCTCATCTTGTTCTTTGGATAATATTATTTGTTCTAAAAGATCTCTATTATTTAGATAATTTCTTTTTCTTGCCATTTATAAATGTTTTATTTATTATTATATACAAAAAAAGCCGATAGTTTATTATTACTACCGGCTTTTCTATATAGTGGGTGTTATTAAATCTTAACGTTGAGTTGGCTTTTTGGACAGATAGTAGTTTTTCCAGTTTTAGGATCAATACATTCTAATTGATCTTTATCGCCTAATGAAGTATAATCTTCAGCACTTACCATAACTTCCATACCTTTTTTAAGACCATTACCGTTCTTGTTAATTTCAGCTTCTACAAAACCGTCGTTTAAATAATCGTTACGACTTTTTTTTTCTGTTACTGATTCATCCTTTTCATCATCATCTTCAAAATCTTCACCGTCATGAGTTTTAGATTTATCACCTTTATTTCCACCTAATACAACTCTGTCATAAGTTTCTTGTAATGATTTTTCAAATTTAGAAATTTCTTCTTCTAGTAAATTCATTGCTTCTGTGAGTTCTTCAGTTTCACCAAGCTTATCAATAGCATCTTTTACTTTTGCTTTCTTTTCTTCTAAGAATGATATTTTATCTGAAATGTCAGATCGTGATTTTTCAATTTTAGCAGCTTCATCATTTTCAGCAATTAATCTTTCTGAAAGAATTGGAGTAGCATCATAATTAATAAATTCTTTTACTAATTTTACAGCCTCAGTTGCAGAAGGTACAAATA